GAAAACGATGAATTAAATGAACGGCAGCGGCTGTTCTGCCTGTACTACTTAAAAAGCTTCAATGCGACACAATCAGCGATCAAGGCGGGCTATTCTCCGGACAGCGCCCATGTGACGGGCTGCCGACTGTTAAAGAATGAAAAGGTTGCCGCTGAAATCAGGCGGATAAAAAAAGAAATGGTGAATGAAGTGTTTATTGAAGCGATGGACGTTTTGCAGGTATATGTCAAAATCGCGTTCGCCGATATCACGGATTATGTGACCTTTGGCAAAAAAGAGGTGCAGGCCGTCGGGAAGGCAGGACCGCTGTTTGATGAAGATGATAACCCGATCATGAAGGAAGTCAGCTTTGTCGATGTCAAAGACTCCGGTCTTGTTGACGGCACCATTGTCACGGAGGCAAAGCTCGGCAAGGAAGGCATCGCCATTAAGCTTGCCGATAAGATGAAAGCACTTGAAAAGCTGTCATTATACTTTGATTTGTTTCCGGATCAATTTAAGCAAAAAATAGAAAATGAGAAGTTAAAGCTCGCGAAACAAAAAGCGGATAAAACTGATGACGGCCGCGAGCCAATTGAAATCATGATCAAACGAAAAGAGGACAAGGCATGATCGTAAAAGAAATCAATCCTCATTTTGAAGATTACGTGTTCAATTGGGAGCAGACGTACCAGTTTCTCGTCGGCGGCTACGGCTCATCTAAAAGCTATCATACCGCATTGAAAATCGTATTAAAGCTGCTGAAGGAAAAGCGGACGGCGCTCGTCGTCCGCGAGGTGTTCGATACCCACCGGGATTCGACCTTCGCTTTATTTGAAGAGGTGATTGAAGAGCTTGGTCTCACGAAGGCAGCCGCAGCACTTTCTTCCCCGCTTCAGCTGCGGTTTCAAAACGGCAGCCGGATCATGTTCAAAGGAATGGACAACCCGGCGAAGCTGAAATCTGTTCACAACATTTCATTAATATGGATTGAAGAGTGCTCTGAGGTGAAGTATGAAGGCTTTAAGGAATTAATCGGCCGTCTGCGCCACCCTGAGCTGAAGCTGCACATGATTTGCACCACCAATCCCGTCGGCACCTCCAATTGGACATACCGGCATTTTTTTCGGGATGAACGCAATCAGCGGTTTGTGCTGGATGACAGCGAGCTTTACGAAAAGCGGACACTTGTCAGGGGAGATACGTATTATCATCATTCCACGGCAAACGACAACCTCTTTCTTCCGGAAAGCTATATCAGGCAGCTTGACGGACTGAGGGAGTATGATCCAGACCTTTACCGAATTGCCCGAAAAGGCAGGTTCGGCGTTAATGGAATCAGGGTGCTGCCGCAGTTTGAGGTGCTCCCGCACGACCTTATCGAAGAGCATATTGCGGCCATCAGCCAGCCAATCCTTCGCACGGGCATGGATTTTGGTTTTGAAGAATCCTACAATGCTGTTGTCCGTCTCGCCGTCGATCCCGATAAGAAATATCTCTACATTTATTGGGAGTATTATAAAAACAAAATGACAGATGACAGGACGGCTGAGGAGCTGCGGGAATTGCTTGAAACACAGGAAATGATCAAAGCCGACTCCGCTGAGCCGAAAAGCATTCAATATTTCCGCCAGCAGGGTTTTCGGATGGTCGGAGCCAGAAAGTTTCCCGGCTCCAGGCTTCAATATACCAAAAAGGTCAAACGCTTCAAAAAAATTTTCTGTTCGGACCGCTGTGAAAATGTCATCTATGAGCTCAAGACACTGACGTATGCCAAAGATAAAAACGGTGCGCTGATTGAGGATGAATTCACGATCGATCCGCATACGCTTTCTGCCATTTGGTATGCGCTTGATGATTATGAGGTCGCAGATGTGAAGGAGACAGCGCAAAAACGAATCCGTCCGAACCGAGAAAGGAGAAGGTCATAAATGCCGCACAATCAAACAGTCAGAGCAACCGTTTTAAAAGCCAATGCATCTGCTCCTCAGACAAAGCAAATTTATGAAGACGACTTTTCTGATTTGTACGGAGAGGATATCATCGCTCCGCCCTACAATATCACCGAGCTCAAAACAATTGCTGAATACTCAACCATTCTTCAGCAATGCATTGATGCGTACAGAGTGAATATTACTGGTTTTGGTTTTGATGTGGAGTACACGTTTGATGTCAATGCCACGGAGGTCGACCAGGAGAAAAAGAAGAAAGCGGAAAAAGACTGGGCTAGACTTGAAGCCTTTTACAAATGCCTTCACTTTGATGAATCTGCTGAAATGATTTTAGGCTATGCCATTGAAGACAGGGAAAAAACCGGAAACGGCTTTATGGAAGTGCTTCGCGACGGAATGGGAAAACCGGCCGGCATTGAATATTTGGATGTGAAATATATGCGCGTATGCGGGGCCGGCGAGCCTGTCGAAGTATCTTTTATGTATGAAGAAAACGGAAAAGTGAAGAGAATCAAAAGGCAGAAACGGTTTCGGAAATTTGTGCAGATGATTAATGGAAAGAAAGTATTTTTTAAAGAATACGGCGATCCTCGAAAGATGGACATGCGCACGGGCGAATATGTCAGCACACTGGCTGAAAAGCACCAAGCAAATGAAGTGATCCATCTTAAAATCGGAAGCGGCGTATACGGCGTGCCCCGCTGGGTAGGCAATATCGTCAATTTATACGGCGCCCGGAAAGCGGAAGAGCTCAATTTTATGTACTTTAAGCAGGGGCGTCACGTACCCGCTGCGATTACAGTGGAAAACGGGATGCTGTCTGAAGCGTCTTACCGGGAGCTGCAGGCGTACATGAATGACCTTGAAGGTGTGGAAAACGCCCATAAATTTCTTTTGATTGAGGCGGAAGGCATCGCGAAGGAGAAGGATCTACACGGCGGTGAAGATATCACGCCGGTTTCTGTGGAAATCAAATCCCTTGCGGAAATCCTGCAAAACGACGCCTTGTTTCTTGAATATGATGAAAAAAGCAGAAATAAGCTGCGCTCTGCTTTCCGTCTGCCGCCGCTTTATACGGGAGAAGCTCAGGAATACAACCGGGCTACGGCTGATACAGCGAGAAAAATTACGGAGGAGCAGGTGTTTCAGCCAGAGCGGAAAACGCTTGTCAACAAATTGAACACACTGCTTTTGCCGGAGCTGAATCTTCATGATGTGAGGCTGACATTAAAAGGACCGGACTTTCGTGATCCGCTTGAGATTGCGAAAGTGCTCGGTCCTTTTATTACGGCTGGAGCCGTTTCGCCAAATGATTTACGAGACCTTGCCGGACGGGTGCTCGGCAAAACGCTTGAGGAGTGGCCGGAGGACGTTTACAAACGCCCTGCCGGACAGGATGCTGAAAAGACGAATCTGACAGCACTTATGCAGGAGCTGAAGGACAGCATCGAAGATATCAAAACGTCCTGAAGGGAGGTGAATCAAGCAGGTGGCGCGGGAATTGAAAAATGCCAAAATCAGCTTTGTCAGCTATGTGGACAAGGCGGCAAACCAGACAGAATTTTTCTTTACGAAGTCAGCCGAACCTCCGTCATTTGAAAAAAAGGTTCGGCTGTTTACGAAAAGCGAGCAGGATGAACAAAAGCTTGTATACGGAATTGTGTATGAGCCTGATGTTCCAGATGCCCACGGCGACTATATGACCGCAGAAGAAATTGAAAAAGCGGCGCATGGCTTTCTTGCAGACGCGCGGGAGATTGATATCAATCACAGCTTTGAAGGCGGCACAGGCGTGGTCGTTGAATCCTATGTGGCGCCCGATGATTTTATCATCGGAACAAAACGGATTACAAAGGGCTCGTGGGTGCTTGTGACAAGAGCGTCAGATGAGGTGTGGGAACAGATCAAAGCCGGCATCATCACCGGCTACAGCATGGCGGGCACTGCGGATGTACATGAAGAAGAACCGGTTGAAAAAGCCGGATTCTTAAGCGTGTTCAAGCAGCTGCTGGCCGACAAAACAGGAAAGGAGACTGAAGACATGAGGAAAGAAGACATGAGGGAATCAATCGAGCATGCGCTGTATCCGTTGCTCAAACGGCTGGAGACCATTGAAAAAAACACAGAAACAGAGGAAAAACCGGAGCAGACGGGAGATGACGAGCGCCTGAAGAAGCTCGTTGAGGACATGATTGCCCCGCTGATCGAACGCATTGAAGCCCTGGAAAAAGCTCGGGGAGCCTCTAAACAGACGGCGGACGATGCGGCCGGCAATACAGAGCAAGTCAAAAAAACAATCTGGAGCGGACTGCTGTAAACCAGTCAAAGAGGAGGAAATCAATTGAGAAATCAAGAGATCATTCGGAAAGCGGAAATGTCGCTTTCTGCTTTAAAAAGCGGCGGGCTCATGAACCCTGCACAAGCATCAGCTTTTATCCGCATGGTGCAAAACACGCCGACCATTTTCAGTGAATCCCGCGTGATTCAAATGGAAAACGATTCACAAAAATTTGAGAAAATCGGCTTCGGCCAGCGTATCTTACGTGCAGCTCAAGAAGGAAAGTCGCTGACAACAGACGAGCTGACGGTTCCGACGACCAGCACTGTCCAGCTGAACACAAAGGAAGTCATTGCGGAAATTAACATTACGTACGACACGCTCGAAAACAATATCGAAAAAGGCGGACTGCAGCAAACGATCATGCAAATTTTAGCAGAGCGGGCGGCAGTTGATATTGAAGAGCTGATCGTAAACGGAGATACCGCATCAAAAGATCCATACCTGGCGCAGCTTGACGGGATCCGTAAACAAGCAGTGTCCCACATCGTCGATATGAACGGTGAAGAACTGTCCAGAGCGACATTTAAAAAAGGCTTAAAGGCTGTTCCGCCAAAATATTTGCGCATCCCTCAGGAATTCAGATTCTATACCTCTCACGGCTTAGAAATTGAATGGAAGGACCGCGTCGCGGACCGTCAGACAAATCTTGGGGACCAGGCTGTTCAAGGCGGCTTGTCCACAGCATTCGGCGTACCGGTAAAAGGGGTATCCAATATCCAGCCGTACGCAGTCGGAGAGGGAGACGCGCAATATGATGCGTCTGATATCATTCTGACACATCCGAAAAATATCATTCTCGGCTTCTCGCGCAATATTCGAATCGAAGTCGACAAGGATATCCGCTCCCGTAAGTTCATCATTGTCTTAACAGCCAAGCTGGACAGCAAATTCGAGGAAGAGGATGCCTGCGCTAAATTAATTAACGTAAAAGAATAATAGAAATGGGGTGGCCAGCTTATATGCTCATCGAACCGACTGACATCGTTTCTTATTCGGTCTATGACCAGGTGAAAAACAGACCGGAAGAACTGCTGGCGCAGGATATCATCGAGGCGGAATCGGAAGCTGCCCTCATTACAGGGCACAGCTTTACAGACAGCGTCTACGATCCGCTTCCTGAAAAGGCAAAATTAGCTTTGCTGAAGCTCGCCCAATACTTTGCGCTAGTAAACAGCGACGAATCAGCGGCATCAAGCTATCAGTCTGAGAAAATGGGGGATTACTCCTACACGGTTTCCGGTGAAGCCGGTATTCAAAAGCCCGATGTGTATCATTTGCTGGAAGAGTTTATCCAACCGGATTATGTTCCGGAGTCCGCCAGATTGAAGGTGCGGTCGTTATGAGCTATCAGCAGATGCTGATCCATCGCTGTGATATTTATCATGAAACAGCGCAGTCGCCGCTGGCGGGACGATTCGGGATTCCGGCGGACAAGCTTCAGCCCGTATTTTCATATCCGGATACACCCGATGAAGAAAATGTCCCCTGCTACTTTACAGAAAAAACGCAGCAGCTGATTCAGGAAGAGCCTGATCAAACCGTGTACCACAGCTTTCTTGTCCATTTTCCAGGGTCTTCGGATATCCGTATGAACGACAAAATCATTTGGCAACACAACAGCTATATTCTGAAGCTGCCAAAAAAGATCAGACACCATCATTGGGAAGTCATCGCTGTCAGGGATGAAAGTCTATGAAGATAGCGGGACTTAAACAGCTGAACGCATCGTTAAAAGAAGCGGCATCCGGCGGTTTTTCCCGCGAGGCGTCCCGGTGGCTTGAAGAGTGCGGGCAAGATTTTCTGGAGATCGTACAATCTGAACTCATCAGCACGCAAACGATAGATACAGAAAAACTGCTCAGCTCCTTTCAGAAAGGCTCAGAGGACAACCTCTGGATGGTACAAAGCGGCGGACTCTCACTTGAGGTCGGGACCCAGCTTGAATATGCCTCTTTTCTCAATGACGGCCACTGGACGTCAAAAGGAGACGATGTGAGATGGGTGCCGGGGCATTTTCAAGGCTCGCGGTTTATCTATGATCCGGCTTCTTCCACAGGCATGGCACTCAAGAAAAAATGGATACCCGGTACGGGCTATTGGGAGCATGCACTGCTTCTATATGAAAAGCTGTTTGCAACATCAATGGAACATAAATTGCGCCAGTGGCTGAAAAAGATGTAAAGGAGGAGCGGGATGAACAGCGAAACAGGATCGATCATGGCTTTTTTGTACAGCCAGTGGTCTGTTCCCATTTATGAAAGCCAGCTGCCTGATCAGTTTCAAGTGCCGTCTTTATATGTCCCTGCGCCATCTGTTTTTGAAGAAACAGATACGGTCTCCACATTTAAAAAAACCTACAGTCTCAATGTGAAGCTGTTTCATCTTGACTCCGTGCGGGCGCTGGATAAAGCGGACAGGCTCGCGGATGCCATCAGAGAAGCGAGAAATATGGTTCCGCTGCTCAGTGAATCCGGTGAGAAGACGGGGGATATGGTTCGCATCACCCGTATCGAGACGAGGGTAGGAGACAGGGGCGAGGCGGTCATGGTGATCAGGTGGAGCAGCCGATATTATTATCACAAAACAGAACAGCCTGTCTTACAGGATATCGACATGAACAGCGGGGTGAAGTAGCGGTGGCAAAGCAGAAACAAGCGAAGGCTGTACATACAGAGAGCCGGGAAGCTCTTTTTGATACAGCGGATTTGATCAAGCACGCAAAGGAGCTGTTCGGCGTTAAGCCGGAGATCCTTCAGGGGGCTTTATTTGGCGTGGACAAAACACGTCTGGCGAAATCAGAGGCCAGTCAATTGATACAAACATTTTTAACTAAGGAGGTCATGCAATAATGAATGGCGGAACATTTACAGCAGGAACAGAAAAGGAACGTGCAGGCATTTATTTCAATTTTAAAACGACGGCACAGGAACGGGTGTCACTTGGTGAACGGGGGACGGTCGCACTTCCGGTTGCATCAAGCTGGGGCGAAGCGAAAACATTCGTCTCTATTTCAAGCGTGGAGGATTTAAACAAAAAAGTGGGTCTCAGCATCGACGATCCATCTTTATTACTGTTGCGTGAAGCGAAGAAAAACGCGAAAACGGTATTGATGTACCGTCTCACTGAAGGCGTCAGAGCATCTGCCGATATTGCCGAAGGCGTTAAAGCGACTGCTTTATACGGCGGATCAAAAGGGAATGACATCATCATCCGCATCAATGAAAACGTACTGGATGCAGCGGCATTTGATGTCACAACGTATATGGATGAATCAGAAGTGGATAAACAGACTGTCAAAAAAGCTGAAGAGTTAACAGCGAACGGCTATGTGACATTTACCGGAACAGGAGATCTTTCCTCTTCAATTCCGCTGACTGGATCAGAGGGAGACACGGCTGCCGAGACGCTGAACGCATCTGCGGGAATTCGTTTATCCGGCGGTACAGATAAAGCCCCGGTCAACTCAGACTATACCGATTTCTTGGCTGCGGCTGAAACGGAGAGCTTTGATGTCATCGCTTTGCCGGTTGCAGAAGGAGATCAGCTGAAGGCGACCTTTGCCGCATTCATTAAGCGTCTGCGTGACGGCCAAGGGCAAAAAGTTCAAGGGGTTACAGCTAACTACAGCGGTGACTATGAAGGCATCATCAACGTGACAGAAGGTGTGCTGCTGGAAGACGGAACAGAAGTGACACCGGACAAAGCAACAGCTTGGGTAGCAGGCGCAAGTGCGGGAGCAACCTTTAACCAATCGCTGACATTTGTGGAGTATGAAGGAGCCGTTGATGTCTTAAACCGCCTTGACCACGACACGATTGTGGAACGCTTAGGCAAAGGCGAATTTTTATTCACATTTGACGCCCGTGATAAATCGGTAAGCGTTGAAAAAGACATTAACTCACTTGTCACGTTTACGGCTGAGAAAAACAAGAAGTTTGCGAAAAACAAAATCGTCCGTGTCTTAGACGCCGTCAATAACGATTTAACACGCGAGCTGAAAGCCTTAATTAAATCAAGAAAAGGCAGCGGAAGCGATATTCCGGCGTCTGAAGACGGACTTCAGTATGTGAAAACGATGATTACGCAATACATGACAACGCTTCAGGATGCGGGCGGCATTACCGGTTTTGATTCTGATGAAGATATCACAATTTCAATGAATGAAGATCGTGACGGCTTCTTGATTGACCTGGCTGTACAGCCTGTCGACGCAGCAGAAAAATTCTACTTTAATGTGGAGGTAAACTAATATGGCATTAAAAGCACAAAACACGATTTCAGGTAAAGAAGGACGCTTATTTCTCGATGGCGAAGAAATGGCGCATATCAAAACATTTGAAGCAAATGTGGAGAAAAACAAGTCTGAAGTAAACATTATGGGCCGCCGCATGACAGGCCATAAAACAACAGGCGCAAACGGAACAGGCACAGCGACATTCTACAAAGTTACATCAAAATTTGTCATCCTGATGATGGACTACGTCAAAAAAGGCAGTGATCCTTACTTTACGCTGCAAGCTGTGCTGGATGATAAGTCCTCCGGAAGAGGCACAGAACGAGTCACACTTTACGATGTAAACTTCGACTCCGCCAAAATCGCCAGCCTCGATGTTGATTCAGAAGCATTAGAGGAAGAAGTTCCGTTTACATTTGAAGACTTCGACGTGCCTGAAAAGCTTTCTGACACGTTTTAATCAAAACTGAACAAGCCATACGCAGACCTTTCTCAGAAAGGTCTGTTTTTTAATGATGAAATCAATTTAAAGATAAGGGAGTTTTTTACATGAGCGAGAAGAACGAAAACGTATATGATCTTTCCTTTTTTATGCCGGGAAAAACAATCGAAGCCGAAGAAATCAAAGTGCCGATCTCTAAGCGTTTTGTTGATAAAAAAGGGGACATCGTACCATTTATATTTAAAGCGATCACGACGGAGCGCATTGATGAATTAGAGAAAGAAACAACAACTTATAAAAATGTCAAAGGCAGAGGCCGTGTAAAAGATTTAGACAGCCAGCGCTTTTATGCCCGAATCGCAGTTGAATCAACCGTTTATCCGGACTTCCGTTCAAAAGAGCTTCGAGAAGCTTACAAAACGGCCGACCCGGTAGAAGTTGCGAAACGCGTCCTCTCAGTTGGAGGCGAATACGCAAACTGGCTCAACAAAGCGATTGAGATTAATGGTTTCGAAGATGAATTAGAGGATCTGGAAGAAGAAGTAAAAAACTAATCAAGGATGGGCATAAAGAAGCCGTGTATCTCTACTATGCGATGCACGAGCTTCATTATTCTCCATCGGATTTATTAGAACTGTATGAAGCGCCCAGAAACTTTAAGGCGTTTTTGTATGGACTGATTGGATATAAGCTGGATCTCCTTGAAAAACAAGCTAAGAAAGGAGGGGCATCGTAATTGGCAAAGCTGACAGCAAGATTTGAAATGGAAGACCGTGTAAGCAAAAAGTTAAGAAAGATACAAAATGGGTTCAGAGCACTTGAAAAGTATAGAAAAATGGCACAGCGAAATAGCGCTATTGATATACGAAAAGAAAGCAAAACTGTGTTAAGTACAATTGATCGGATACAAAAATCAATAAAGAAAAAGCTTGGGGCCCAAATGATATCCATTTCAGCTGAGGATAACGCCAGCACTGTCATTCAGAAGGTTCAAACTCAATTGCAGGGATTGCCGGCATCGGTATCTATTAAAATTGGCGCTAATGATCAAGCAACAGAAAAGTTTGAGCGATTAAGAGAGTTCGTTGCGGGTTTCAAAGGCTTTACGATTATGCTGAGTGCGGAAGATCAAGTTTCGCCAGCTGTGCAAAAAATACAGCGTTATATGGAAACCGCACTTAAAAATGGTTACTCTGTTACGATACGCGTGATTGATCACGTCATGAAAACAGTCGGCCGCATTTCAGCAGGCATTGGTGCACTTACACAAAAAGATAATCTAATTCAGCTTACTTTGAATGATCAGGTATCAAAAAAGCTGGATGAACTTCAGAAGAAAATTGATAGCTTTGGGAAACTAAAGACAGCTGAGAAAACAGCTTCCCCATCAGCTAAGAAAGCAGAGAGCAAAAAGGGAGAGGAAAAAGAAGGCGGTTCCTTCTGGGGAAACCTCGTTGAAGAAGGCAAAAAGAAGATCAAAGAAAAACTAGATGAAAAAGTAACTGAATATAAAGAAGCCGTTATTGATCGTGTTACCCAAAAGTTTGAAAAGTTTAATCCAGAAAAAATACTGGATGATAAGTTTTATGCTTTATTAGATAAAGTATTCGGTCCCGAAGAAAAAACTCCGGCAGAAAATGCGTGCTGCTGCTGCAACGGATTGAACCCAGGAGCTGGAGGAGCCGCAGAATCAGGAGGCGGAGGCCTTTTAGATTCTTTTATTAGTGAAGGTACAGCCGGTATCAGCAACGCGATTGAGGAATTAAAAAATACCTTTTTGAAGGAATTTGAACACTTTACACCCGAATCGATCACCTCAAAATTAGAATCATACACAGAATCCATTACATCTAAAATGACTGCACTAGCTGAGAAGTTCAGTCCGGAGACGATTTTAGCAGAGCTGGATAAGTTTACAACATCGTTCATGGGAAAAGTGGATGAGATCGCGACGAAGTTCAGTCCAGAGACGATTTTGACAGAGCTGGATAAGTTTACAACATCGTTCATGGGAAAAGTGGACGAAATCGCGACGAAGTTCAGTCCAGAGACGATTTTGACAGAGCTGGATAAGTTTACAACATCGTTTATGAGTAAGGTGGATGCGATTGCGACAAAGTTCAGTCCAGAAACAATTCTGGCACAGCTGGATAAGTTCACAACATCGTTTATGAGTAAGGTGGATGCAATTGCGACAAAGTTCAGTCCAGAAACAATTCTGGCACAGCTGGATAAGTTCACAACATCATTCATGGGTAAAGTGGACAAAATCGCAAGTAAATTTAGTCCTGAAGCCATTTTTAAGCAGCTTGACAAGTTTACAGGCTCCTTTATGAAAAAAGTAGACGAAATCGCAAGTAAGTTCAGCCCTGAAGCCATTTTTAAGCAGCTTGATAAATTTACAGATTCCTTTATGAAAAAAGTGGACGATGTCGTAAGTAAATTCAGCCCAGAAACCATTTTTAACGAACTGGATAAGTTTGCAGATTCCTTTATGAAAAAAGTGGACGATGTCGTAGGTAAATTCAGCCCAGAAACCATTTTTAACGAACTAGATAAGTTTGCGGATTCCTTTATGAAAAAAGTGGACGATATCGTAAGTAAATTCAGTCCAGAAACCATTTTTAACGAACTGGACAAGTTTACAGACTCCTTTATGAAAAAAGTGGATGATATCGTAAGTAAATTCAGTCCGGACGCAATTTTCACTAAAGCGGAAGACTTTGTAACCAATATTGTTGACAAAATCTCTGAAAAATTCGATTTCCTCAACCCAGATAAAATCGCGAATAAAGCAGAAAAGTTTTTTGATAATATTGTCTCAAAAATCGCGAAAAAATTTGAGAAATTCAGCCCTGATAAAATTATTGAAAAAGCGGCAGAATTTTTTGAAAAGATGATAAAAGGCATTGCTGAAAAACTGGGGAATCTGGATTTTGGAGGACTGCTTGGCGGCAAATCCAGCGGAAGCAAAGGCAAACAAAAAGCCTCAAAAGCCAATACAAATCAATCAACTTCAAACAACTCAAACCGCACTAAAAAACCTTCGATGAACCAAAAAGCGTCAGGTTCTAAATCGAAGAAATCAGGCGGCAAATGGGGCGGAGCTTGCGGATGCTGTTGTGCCGGTATCAGTACAGGCAAAAGCAAAAAAGTCAAAAATAGAAACGGTTCATCAAAGAAAGGCAATCAATCAAATCCTGTGAATACGCCTAAATCGGCAAAAGCAGCTAAAGGCGGATCAGGCAAAGGTTTTTCAGGCCTTCTGAAAACATTGGGAGAATCAAAAGGTTTGAAGGGCGGACTGAAGGGTTTAAAAGGAGCCGCAAAAGGAATACCGGGATTAGGCGAAATATTGTCTCTAACTGACTTAGCTGGAATCAATAAGGATAATGCCGGTGAAAAAGTAGGTTCAGCCGGCGGAGGTTTAGCCGGAGCAGCTGCCGGAGCGGCTATTGGAAGCGTTGTGCCTGGAGTCGGAACCGCTATTGGCGGTGTTGTAGGAGGAATTGCCGGCACTTTCGGTGGTGAAAGTTTAGGGAAGGCATTTGATGCCGGCGCACTGAATGATACATGGAACAGCATTACAGAGGGAGCGCAAAATGCTTGGTCAGCCATTCAGGGTATTTGGGGAACTGTATCAACATGGTTTATGGACAATGTTTGGACACCAGTATCATCCGCAGTTGTGGGTGTGGCTACAAGTATATGGTCAAATATTGTAAACGCATGGACCACGATACAAACAATCTTTAGTACCGTGGCAACATGGTTTATGGATAATGTTTGGACACCGGTATCATCCGCGGTTGTCGGTGTGGCTACAGCGATATGGTCTAAAATTGTAAACGCATGGACTACGATTAAAAATGTGTTCAGTGCAGTTGCTTCATGGTTTATGAGCAATGTATGGGAGCCAGTCAAATCGGCTGTTATCGGAGCGGCAACCACTATCTGGGATAAAATGACGGGCGCTTGGGATAAGGTTAAGAGTGTTTTCAGTACAGTATCAGGATGGTTCATGGATACAGTTTGGAACCCAGTTAAAAATACAGTCTTAGATGTAGGCAAGGGAATATCTGATGCTTTCCAAAAAGCTTTAGATACGGTCAAGAACATTTGGAAGGGTCTGAGCGGCTGGTTTAAAAAGAATATTCAAGAACCTCTTACTAAGGTTGGAGAAACAGTTTCGGATGCTTTTTCTAAAGCGTTCGGCTGGGTAAAGAAAATTTGGGATAAAGCAGGCGGCGTTGTCTCAAGCATTGTCAACTTCGTAACTGGCGGAGGAGACCCGGATGACTATAAAGGAGAAAAAACTAAAACTGATAAAAATGCCACAGGCGGCTACATCACCAAACCAACCATTTCATGGATCGGTGAAGCCGGCAAGGAATTCGTTATCCCAGTTGATAATAACCGAGGCAGAGGTAAAATGCTTCTTTCACAAGCGGCGTCTAAACTTGGTATGCAAGTCGTAGACAATATGGGAACCGCTTCGTCTTCTGCTGGAAGCCCGGTATCTGTATCAAGAGGAGCTGCTGCCAGTCCGTTATCAGGGTCAGCCTCTCCATCAATGGACACTGCAAATCTGACAGGCCAAGCGTCCACACTCGGACAGCAATTTTCAGAAGGCTTTGGTAAAGGCATCAGCAATCAGCCGGTCAAAATGGAAGATTGGAAAAAGAAAAACATCAATACGCCATTTACACAAATGACTTCTTCTTCACCAAATTACGGAAAACAGATGGTAAGCGGATATGCTAAGGGGCAAAACGGCACAGCAACCGGAACAGACGGCTTCCTTCAGACGAAAGTCAAAACACCGTTCCAAGCTACTGTAAACAAATCTTCATCATGGGGAAGCAGTACAATCAAAGGGTTTGCTTCAGGACAAAATAGTTCCCAAACCGGTACTGATCAATATGTAAATACACATGTGAATAAGCCGTTTTTGCGATCTAAAGAATCATCAAACGGCTGGGGAACCGGTATGATCGCGAATTTTGTATCAGGTATGACTTCAAAAGCAAGTGAAGTCCACGAAGCCGCCAAGGAACTGGCCAAAAAAGTTGAGAAGGCATTCCGTGAAGAGCTGGATATTCATTCGCCTTCTCGAGTTATGATGAGTCTCGGCCGCTTTGCCTCTGTCGGTGTTGTAAAAGGCTTGGATTCTGTCGATGTGAAAAAATACGCTGAAAAGCAAGCTGGATCACTGGCTGCTGCTTATTCCGGAATGGGTGCAGTAGGCGGAAATGTGAAACAGTGGCTTATGGCTGCAATGATGGCCACAAAGACACCATTAAACTGGCTTCCAGGGTTAATGACAATTGCAAAGTATGAATCTGGTGGAAATCCAAACTCTATTAACCTGTGGGATAGTAACGCGAAGGCGGGAAATCCATCACAAGGGCTTATGCAGACGATACCGACTACATTTAATGCACATAAAGCGCCAGGCATGGGTAACATTAGAAACCCGATTCACAATGCAGCTGCCGCAATCGGCTATATCAAAAGCAGATATGGATCAATTGACAATGTGCCTGGTATTAAAAGCTTGAAACGTGGCGGACCGTATGTTGGATATGCCAACGGCGGACTGATCACAAAAGAGCAAATCGCCCGTGTCGGTGAAGGAAACAAGCGGGAATGGATCATTCCGGAGGAGCGAGGCATACGCGGCCGCTACCTCCTTCAGAGAGCAGCCCAAGCTTTAGGAATGGAAGTAACAGATCCATCACAAACTCAGCAGTCTGAGCTTTCATCAGGACAAGTTTCAGCAGCCGTTACTTCCGGATCCCGGCAAACGGTACAAACAGCCGGAACGAAAGAAATAAAGATTGAATTCAATGGCGACCAGCATTTTCATAACGGACAGGATGCTGACAGTCTAATAGCTAAAATCAGGCAAGCATTACTTGATGAATTACAAAAAGACATTAACACCGGAACAAAGGGGGTCGTGGCTTTTGACTAAGTCTGTCTATGAATTTTGGATATCACAGGGGAAGGAAAAGCTGCGATTTCCCGTTCTTCCCGAGACAATTGACGTATCTAATAGCTTACAAAATGACTCAGTAAAAATAACAGGGCTGGGTGAAATCACATTTATTGAAGAGCCCGGAGCTAAAGAAATCTCTTTTTCTTCTTTTTTTCCAAAAAGGTATAGCCCGATAGCTGAATATCAGAATATCCCTTCTCCAGAGAACGCCATTTTTAAAATTGAAAAATGGATGAAGGCGAAAAAGCCTGTCCAATTTTTAATTACGGGAACAAAAATCAATATGACATGCAGCATTGAAAGCCTTAAATACAGTGAAGGAGACAAAGAGATAGGAGATAGGGATTTTGATATTGTACTGAAAGAATACAAAACCGCCTCACCCCGAAAAATCAAGCAGAAGAAAAAAACAAAGGCAAAACGCCCGTCGAAGGCTTCTCCGAAAACCTATACAGTGAAAAAGGGAGACACGCTTTGGGACATTGCCGGCAGATTTTACGGGAACAGCACGCAATGGCGCAAAATTTGGAATGCCAATAAAACAGCCATGATTAAACGAAGCAAACGAAATATCAGGCAGCCGGGCCACTGGATTTTTCCCGGCCAAAAATTAAAGATACCGCAATGAGACAGGTGATGTATGATGATAGAATTGTTTGTCATTAAAGATACAGAATGGCTTGAGCTGGTAGCGGAAAGCGTGTCGCTGGAGGGGCACCGCTTTCAGGCGCCACGCTCCATAGAAGCGACCATCGTCATCAAACAGGGCGACCATACGTATTACAGCGTCACAGAAGGAGATACCGTCTTGTTTAAATGGAAGGGAAAAGAGCTTTTCCGCGGGACCGTCTTCGCCCGAACGCCTGATGAACATACGCTTGCCTTCAGTGCTTACGATATGCTGCAATATCTGGTCAAAAATCAGGATGTGTACGTGTTTTCCAACCAGCGTGCTGACCAGATGATCAGGAGGATTGCCAATGATTTTCAGATACCGACAGCCTCGATTGCGAACACAGGCCATACGATCAAAAGCCTTGTCATTAAAAATGATACGAGCCTGTACGACATCATATTGAAGGCTTTAAAACAGACAAAGAGCCAGACGGGCCGGAATTATCAGCTGTATTCGGAAAAAGGAAAGCTCGGCCTGCGCGCTTGGCCAGATCCTTCAGAGGTATGGGTGCTGGAAACCGGAGTCAATATTACGGGCTACCAATACAGCACTTCTATAAACGACACGGCAACACGGGTGGTGCTCCGTCGGCAGAAGGACAATAAGACGTATAAAGCGTCTGCGAAGGACAGTTCAGGCTTAAACAAATACGGCGTGCTTCAATATACGGAGACTGTAACAGACGAAATTAACCAGGCGCAGCTTCAGCAGAGAGCTGACGTACGCCTTGCCGAAAAAAAGGGCGTAAAAAAAGAACTGAAAAATATTCAGGCAGTCGGCATCCCAGAAGTGCAGAGCGGCTTGCCTGTTTATATTTCCATTCCGGAGGCCGGGATTAAGAAAACCTACTGGGTAGATACAGATCGGCACGAGTTTAAAGGAACGAAACATACGATGACCATTGATGTAGTCGAAAAGAATACGATGCCGGAAGGGGTTTCCTGATGAGATTGAGTGAAGCCATTAAACATTTGGCCGTCGGTGCGGTTGATGCTGAATCTCCGGTGGAGCTGCTCCCCGCTGAGGTGGTTTCGGTTTCTCCTGTTGAAATCAAATTAAAAGAAAACAGCAAACTGATCATACCGGCTGACGCCCTCATCATCCCAAAACGGATGCAGTCCGGAGGAGACGATGCACTCGAGCCGGGGGATCGCGTCATGGCCGCGGCTCTGACTGGCGGGCAATCGTTTTTTATTTTAGATAAAGTATAGACAAACCGCTTCGGCATGAAGGGGTTTTTATTTAGCTTGTAAAAAGGAGTGGGCATCATGGCCCTGACACCAGAAGTGGAGTTTGAGGATATCGAAGATGACAGCGAAGTCATTGAAACCTCTAAAACATACAAAATAGATTTTGAAAACGGAAGAATTACAAATGAGCTGATTACCGGGCTTGAAGCGATCAGACAGTTTGTGTATATCGCCTTACAAACAGAACGATATGCGTACTCCGTATACAGCCATAATGTCGGAAATGAGCTGCAGGACGTGCTTACAGATCATGAGACGACTGATGCCTACAAAAAAACGGAGATTCCAAGGCTCATAGAAGAGGCACTTGTTTATGATGACCGGATTTCCGCTGTAACAGATTTTGAGATAGAAAAACAAGGCGATGCGTTTCATGTTTCCTTTGTAGTCGAGACAGATGAAGGATCGCTTGAGATTGAGGAGGTGATTGGCGCAGATGTTTGAAAATCAGACCTTTGAAGAGATAATGGAGCGTATGCTGAACAGCATCTCCGCAGATATTGACACGAGAGAAGGCAGCGTTATTTATAACGCATTAGCCCCAGCGGCAGCCGAGCTTGCGAAGTCGTATATATGGCTGGACACCGTGCTCGAGCTTGTGTTTTCTGATACCGCGCAAGGAGAGTTTTTGGACCGGCGCGCTACGGAAGCGGGGATTGAACGGACAGCTGCAACAAAGGCAGTGAGAGCAGGAGAGTTCACAGCTGGCGTCAGAATTCCTGAAGGCTCCCGCTTCTACGTGGATAATCTTTATTTTCAATATACAGGAGACGGGACGCTAGTCTGTGAAACGCCGGGAGAAGCAGGAAACGCCAATCTGACCGGACGCAATTTGTTGTCACTGGATACTATCCCGGGATTGGAAAAAGCGATTGTCAAAGAAATTCTAATTCCCGGGCGTGAAGAAGAAGGAGACGATAGTTTAAGAGAACGGTATTTTACGAGGGTTCGTCGCGAGGCTGTCAGCGCTAACAAAATGCATTACAAAGAATGGGCTGAAGAAGTGGACGGAGTAGGGAAGGCGAAGATCTTTCCGCTTTGGAACGGAGACGGGACGGTTAAAATTGTCGTCACGAATGCCAACCTTGAGCCGGCTTCTGAAATCTTAATTCAAAAAGTGAAAGACTATATTGACCCTGAGCCCGGTCAGGGCGAGGGGCAGGCGCCAATCGGAGCCGTTGTCACAGTGGAAAGCGCGGTCTGGAAGGAAGTTGAGATTTCTGCCGAGGTGCTGCCAGAGATCAATCACTCAATTGATGAAGTGAAGTCAGAAATTGAGAAGGGCGTTTTAAATCTCTTTAAGAAAATGGCGTTTGAAGACAATGTCATCCGCCTTTCTCAAATTAATAATATCGTCTATAATTCGCCGTCTGTCAGTGATTATTCCAATATTAAAATCAACGGCACTTCCGAAAATTTAGTGCTGAGCGACGTAGAAATCCCTAAGCTTGGGCAGGTGAAGATCATTGAGCAAACAAGATGACATGACAGCCTATCTGCCTCCGTTTCTCACTAGCCTTAAAGAAATGTCGGAGCTGCTGAAAGCGGAAGTGCCTGAGTTTGAACAACAAAATAACAGCATATTTGATCTGACAGACCAGTTATTCGTGCCAACAGCAACATGGGGGCTCAGCCGCTGGGAAAAGATTTTAAACGTGCCGCGGGAATCGGGAGACACCGATGAAATCAGGCGATTGAGGCTCATTTCAAAAATGTCGAACATTCCGCCAATCACATACCGGGCCATTGAGCAAGCTGTGAATCGTTTCTTAAAAAACCCGTCGGCACAAGTCCGCCTGCTGCCCGGTGAATACCGCTTTAATGTAGACATCAATATTGATGATCTCCAGCACATGAATGAACTGATCGAAGCATTGGAAAATATGAAGCCGGCACATCTGGCGTATACGCTCAGAGGCGGATTAAATGAGACGCTCCAAATAAAGGACACAGTCATCCTGAATCATCGAAGATACCGAACAGCCAGTGAGCTGAAGGTCGGTTATTCTGTCACCCTTAACAATAATGAGGTGGTCTTAACTTGATTTCAACCATATACAGAGAACGCACAGCTGCCGATCTGAAAAGCAGGATTCATCACGTGCTGCTTAACGGCCAAGAAACAGAAATAGTGGAGCTCACCATTGACGGTGCAAAAGTGACTGTTCTGACAAAACGTGAGGAAGATATTAAACATATCGAAACGGTACAAATTGTTGACGAACTGGGCAATGTCATTACAGAAAGAAAAACAGACCTGGACGTCAGTGAAAACAGAACACTTGATTTCAGATTTACTTTTGAGGTGGTGTAAACATGGCATACGAAGAAAAAACAGACTGGCTCCCGGACGATCCCATCAACGAAGATGATGTCAACCGCTGGGAAAAAGGCATAAAAGACGCCCATACAGACCTGGCCGCTCACAAAAACGACATGAACAACCCCCACAACACAACAAAGGCGCAAGTCGGGCTGGGGAATGTGGACAATGTGCAGCAGGCTTCAAAGACGGAATTTAATGAACATAATCATGATTCAACCCGGCATATTACATCAGTAGAACGTGATGAATGGAATGCGAAGGAAACACCTGCCGGAGCCCAGTATAAGGCAGATCAAGCTGAAGCAAACGCCAAAGCATATACAGACAATTTTGCTGCACGAAGAGATAATCCTAACCAAGTAACAAAAGCACAGGTTGGACTTGGGAATGTCGAAAATGTGAAACAAGCCTCACAAGCAGATTTTTATGCTCATTTAAGCAATTCTAAAGTTCATGTATCTGAAAAGGAAAGAAACAAATGGAATGCTGCCCAACTAATTAAACTTACTGGGGACGACGGTAAAAGAATACAACTCCAAGACGGTACAGATATTCTTACATTATCTTCTGGATTTTATTGTGCAGTTGGTCAGTCAGTTGTAAACAACCCGGTGGAAGGCGATGCAGCTTGGTATAACTACGATATTGTAGAAGGCGGTTCAGGACGGAAAACAATAGTAGCTTACCAAAGTTGGGGAAGCATGATGTGGATTGGAATGGTTCACACTGATGGAGAATTTAGAGGATGGAAACAAATTGCAACAACAGATTTTATAGATAGAGTTCAATCAGAATTAGATCTTCATGAAAATGATAAAACTAATCCTCATTCAGTTACTAAACAACAAGTGGGTCTCGGAAATGTTGAGAATGTTAAGCAGGAGACACCTGATGGTGCGCAAAAAAAAGCTGATACTGCTTTAAACCAATCAAAAGATTATACTAACAGCACGGCCTTTATTACTAGACCATTAAATTCAATAACCGATGCAAATGATTTAAATCTTCCGCCTGGCACTTATCGTTTAGACACTAATTACATGAATGCGAATCCAGTTTTGCAAAATCAATTTCCGTTAAATGATAACAGAAC